TTTTGATAGGAGAAAAGAAAATGGCATTAGTATCACCAGGCGTAGAAGTCAATGTAATTGACGAATCATTCTACACTCCGGCCGCAGCTGGTACGGTACCTATGATTTTTGTTGCAACTGCTACGAATAAAACTTCAAGCAGTGGCGCAGGAATTGCAGCAGGTACAACCAAAGCAAACGCTGGTAAACCATATTTAATCACCAGCCAAAGAGAGCTTGGTGAAACATTTGGAGATCCGTTATTTTACTCAGATGCAAACGGCAATATGATTCACGGAGGTGAATTAAATGAGTACGGACTACAAGCAGCTTATTCAGTTTTGGGCGTATCTAATAGAGCATACGTTGTAAGAGCTGATTTAGACTTAGCAAAACTAACAGCAAAATCAGATGCACCTGGCGGCGAGCCAGCAAATGGTGCAGCTTGGATAGACACTCAAACAACTAGCTTTGGTATCTTAGAATGGAACGGTGCACCTGTTACTTCAACAGGCGGACAGTCATTTTCTGTAGTACCAAGAACAGTTTTAGTTGAATCATCTGATATTGATTCAAATACATCAGCACCAAAAACATCAATTGGTCAAATAGGCGATTATGCTATAGACGGTACAATTGATGCAGGTGACGTTGCTACTGAATTTAGAGTGTTTTATAAAACACCAGGAAGAACTGCAAATGCAGGATCTGCAGGTGACTGGGTAAGAGTAGGATCTACACAATGGTCAGCAAGTTGGCCAGTTGTAAGAGGTACAAAAACTCCAGTTTCAATTGCACTCAGCGATACTATTATAATTAATGGTTTAGAAGTAACTGCAACTGGTACAACAATTACACAGCTTGCTACAGACATTAATGCAAGAGGAATCGCAGGTGTAACAGCAGCAGCAGTTGATAGCGCATTAGAAATATATTCTACCGGAGTAGATGTTGTAATCGAAACAGGTGACGGAGCACTAGTTGGTGATGAAAACACTGCTTCAGAAGATGGCGGCGCACTAGGTATTATTACAGGTACATATGCTGCACCTAAAATTACAATTGCTCCTCATACAAGTGTTCCTGCTTACAAAGATGGCGGAACAGCTGAAGCACCTACAGGTTCATTGTGGATTAAAACTACACAACCAAACGGCGGTGCAGATTTCAGTGTTAAAAAGTATAACAGTGATACACAATTATGGGCAAGCGTTGATGCTCCGATGTATGCATCACCAGAAGCAGCACTGTTTGGTTTAGATAAAGCCGGCGGTGGGTCAAATCTACTAGCTGGAGATTTGTATGTAAATGCAAATATTAATGAAACTAATCCTATAGTAGTAGATTTCCAAGTAAATGAAAGAGTAGCAAACGGCGCAACAGTTGTTACAGGTGACAAAATCACAACTAATCTAACAGCAGGTACTTACTCATTTACTTTAGAAGAAACCACAGCAGGAAGTCTAACAAGATCATCTAAAACAATAACACTTATTACACTAGGTGCAAGTACAGATGCAGATAAACTAGCAGCAGCAATTAATGCAGCAGGATTTACTAACATTGTCGCTTTGGTTGACGCTTCAAACAAAGTAAGCATCCAACATAAATTAGGTGGCGATATTAGAGCAGCTGATACAGACGGATTGCTAGGTCTAGCAGGATTTGTTGCAACAGGCAACAATAAAAAAGCAAATGTTTACACTGCTCCTACAGGCGATTCAGCAAATGATTTAGTATTTTCAAACTGGAAGCCGCTAGAAGCAACAGCAAGCGACGATGCGCCTGCAAGCCTAACAGCAGATGGCGAACTATGGTATAGCTCTGTAGTTGACGAAGTTGATATGCTAGTACACGACGGCAGCGGCGGCTGGAGAGGATACCTTAATGTGTATCCAGACACAAATGCTACTGGTCCAATTGTAAGTGCTACTGCGCCTACTACCCAAACAGACGATGTGAGCTCGCTTGTTGAAGGCGATCTTTGGATAAGCACAGCAGATATTGAAGAATACGGCAATGTATACCGTTGGAATGCGACTTTACTACAATGGGTTCTAATTGATAAAACTGATCAAACAACAGAAAATGGAATACTATTTTCAGATGCACGTTGGTCAGATGCAGGTTCTAACTCAGCAGCAGCTGATATTGATGAACTACTAGTCAGTGATTACTTAGATCCAGATGCTCCAGATCCAGCACTTTACCCAGAAGGTATGCTGCTATGGAACACACGTAGAAGCGGATTCAATGTAAAGCGTTTTGAGCGTAATTACATTGATACAAGTGCAGACAATGGAAGATTCCAGGTTGTTGGAAATAGTGGTGACCTTGAAGATCAGTCTATGGAAGCATACTACCCACACAGATGGGTAACTGATTCCGGAAACAATGATGACGGTTCAGGCACATTTGGACGTTTTGCACAACGTAAGTCAGTTGTTCAAGGCCTACAGGCAACAGTCAATAGCAACCAAGAAATACGTGACGAAGAATCACGTCAGTTTAACTTAATTGCTACACCTGGTTATCCAGAACTAATAGGTGAAATGATCACTCTAAACTACGATCGCAGATTAACAGCGTTTGTTGTAGGTGATACACCAGCAAGATTGACGCCTGATGCTACATCACTAAACGAATGGGCAACTAACGTTAACCTAGCAGTTGAAGATAACGATGATGGTGCAGTAAGCCGTGATGAATATATGGCAATGTATTATCCTTGGGGCTTTACAAGTGATAATGCAGGTAACAATGTTGTTGTTCCTCCAAGCCATATGGCACTAAGAACAATCATACTAAATGACCAAGTTGCGTTCCCCTGGTTTGCTCCAGCAGGTACAAGACGTGGCGGTGTTACAAACGCTACAAGCTCAGGCTACATTAACAGCGAAGGTGAATTTGTAAGTGTTGCATTAAACACTGGACAACGTGATACACTATACAGCAACAATATAAACCCAATTACGTTTATAAGTGGTGCTGGTTTAGTTGTGTTTGGTCAGAAAACTCGTGCAAGAAATGCAAGTGCGCTAGATCGTGTAAACGTAGCACGTTTGATTGTTTACTTACGTGGACAACTAGAGCTACTAGCAAGACCTTACTTGTTTGAACCAAACGATAAGATCACACGTGATCAAGTTAAAGCAGCAGCTGATGCTCTGTTACTAGAACTTGTAGGTTTAAGAGCACTATATGACTTCTTAGTAGTTTGTGATGAATTAAACAATACGCCAGCAAGAATTGATAGAAATGAGCTTTGGTTAGACATAGCTATTGAACCAGTTAAGGCTATTGAATTTATTTACATTCCATTAAGAATTAAAAACACAGGTGAAATAGCGGCACTAGGATAATATACGCATATAATGAGTAGGGGATTGCCCCTACTCAAATGTGTATAAATACTATGTATAGGAGATAAAGAATGCCAATCACAACTTTAACAAATATTTCGATACCAACAGAAGGCGCAGGTTCTAATAGTTCACTACTAATGCCTAAGCTACAATATCGTTTCCGTGTTTTCCTTGATAATTTTGGAACAACCGGCGGCGCTGATGGTACTAGAGAAATTTCAAGACAAGTAGTTGACGTAACTCGTCCAAACTTAACATTTGATCAAATTACAATTGATGCTTACAATTCAAGAACATATCTTGCCGGTAAGCACACTTGGGATCCTGTAACACTTACAATGCGCGAAGATGCCAACAACAATGTACAAAAAATTGTTGGTCAGCAGCTTCAGAGACAGTTTGATTTCTTTGAACAGTCAAGTGCAGTAAGTTCAGGTACATACAAATTCCAAACAAGAATAGAAATACTAGACGGCGGTAATGGTGCAACTGGTGCAAATGTTATTGACAGATTCCATCTTGTAGGTTGCTACATTGAATCTGCAAACTATAACACACTAGCATATGCAACTAACGATCCAGTTACTACTACATTAAGTATTCGTTATGACAATGCTATCCAGTTCGGCGCAGATGAAGACTTTAATGGCATCGGCGAGCCTACAGCTAGAATTTTAGCTGGCGGCACTGGTGGTACAACAGTTACTGGCTAATACATACTATAGATTGGCGTTTAATAAGGCGGGGATTGTTTATTCAGTCCTCGCTTTTTTTATATACGCACATATTTTCATAGGATAAATATTAGTATGAGTACAATAGATCCATATCTAATAAATGTAAACCTTGATGTGCATTTACGTGATGCAAGACACGCTCACCAATTGTTTACAGAATACGGCCACGCTTTTGCTCCTAAACAAAAGTTTCTTTATCACGTGGTTTTTCAACCTAGCAGTGCTTTGTTTGATTTTACACAATTCAATACTATGAAGTTTATAAAGGAGATCGGAGTACTTGCAAAACAAGTAGACCTTCCTAGCTTTAGAGCAAGCATAGAAAATAAACAACAATATAATAGAAAAAAGAATGTACAAACTAGGATAGATTATCAAGATGTAAGAATTACTTTACACGATGATAATTTAGGCGCCACACGAGCAATGTTAGAAGAATACTACAAATGGTATTTTGTAGACGGGAGCCAAAATATAAATGCAGGCGGCGCATTTAATCCAAGAGACAAGTATGCAGAAAAGGTTCCTTCATATGGTTTGAACGTAAAAAAATC